CCGAGGGGGCAGCCGGGGCGCAGGCAGGCCTGCGCCCCGGCCAAATATTATGGAATGACTGCGACAGCTTTGGGGCTGGTTCCAACATTGATGGTGGCAAGCACGCCGTTACTGTCACCAGCCGTACTGATGACCGAAACCGTATTGCTGCCGTTATTTACCACATAAATCCGGTTGCTTGACTCTTGAACCGCGATCCCTTGCGGTCCCGATCCTACCTGGATCGGACTACCCGGTGAGGCGAGTTCCGTGTTAGTCGTAATGTTAATGACTGAGACGGTGCTATTGCCACTGTTTGACAGGTATGCCCTGTTCGTGGCTGCATTGACGGCGACCCCCTGATGGAAGGTCCCCACCGTTACCCCGGTAACCGCATTGGTGGCGGTGTTGATGACTGAGAATAGAGGGCTGAAACTATTGGCTACGTAGGCAAGGCTCGTCCCGGGATTCACGGCGATATCCTGAGGAGCCGATCCGACTGACAGGACGGAAGTGACAGTGTTACTGAGGGCATCGATCACCGAAACCGTATTGTCACCGTTGTTGGTTACCAACACCTGACTAGTGGCAGTATTTACCGCGACTCCTTGGGGTCTGGTCCCCACCGCGACTGTACCGACGACAGAATTGCTGGTGGTGTCGAGCACTGAGACAGTACCGCTGAAGCTGTTCGTGACATAGGCGCGATGTGATGCAGGAAGTACCGCGACTCCCCAGGGTCCGCTCCCCACGCTGACTGTCGCCACCAAAGCGTTGGCGGTGATGTCGATAACAGATAGCGTTCCCGAGTTTAGGTTCGCCACATACACGCGGTTGTTGGCGGTGTTGAGGGCAACGCCCTGGGGCCCCAGTCCCACGGGTATGGTCGCAACCGCCGTTAAGCTCAGGGTATCCAGGACGGAAAGGGTATTACTCCCGGAATTGGTCACGTAGGCCCGGTTGGTCGGCGTGGTGACCGGAGTCGTGGAAACGGTTACCGTACTTGAACCGGAACTGTTGCCAACAGCAGCCGTGATGGTGGCTGAGCCGACAGCGAGACCGGTTATCAGTCCCTTGGTGCCGGAGAGATTGCTTACCGAGGCGACTGTCGGCGCGCTGGAACTCCAGGAGACTGAATTGGTCAGGTCCTGGGTCGTATTGTCGCTGAAGGTGCCCGTGGCAACCAGGTGGAGGGTCGCACCGATGCCGAGCACTGCGCTTGCGGGAGTGACGGATAGCGAGCTTAGTGCTTTGACAGCCAGCGCAGCGGATCCTGAGACAGGCGAACCACCCGGGACAGGCAAGGTCGCGCTGATGACTGTCGTGCCGCTGGCAGAGTTGCCCGCAACTGCCAGTCCCCGCGACCCGGCCGCATTGCTGATGGTCGCAACGCCAGGTAGTGAGGAGCTCCAAGTGACCAGGTTGGTAAGATCAGCGGTAGTCCCGTCCGGAAAAGTTCCCGTTGCAGTGAACTGCTGCGTGCTACCGGCGAGTGCGGAGGCGCTGGCAGGCGTCACCGCAATCGAGCTTGGTGCCAGGATAGTTAAAGGGATCGCTGTGGCCGGTACGCCCACATAGATTGCAGTTATGTTAGTTGAGCCGGGGGAGAGAGCGGTGGCAAGCCCGTTGGCGGCGATGCTGGCGATTGCCGGACTGGTCGAACTCCAGAGGGCCTTAGCAGTGAGGTCAGGAGTTGTGCCATCTGACAGGGTACCGATGGCCGTGAATTGCCGGCTCGCTCCCAGGTCCAGGTTCGGGTTTGGGTTGCTGCTACTGATCGCAAGCGATAATAGCGATGCGGTCGTCATGGTGGCGCTTCCCGAAGCCCCGCCAAAGCTTGCCGTTATCGTGGTGCTCCCCGTGCCGCCACCGGAGCCGACTGCCGTAGCCAACCCTTTCGATCCGGTCAGGTCGCTGACAGTGGCGACCGCGGGACTGGAGGAAATCCAGCTAGCGAAACCGGTCAGGTTTTGGGAGGTGCCATCCGAGAGGGTTCCCGTGGCACTGAACTGCTGGGCTGTGCCGACGATGATGACGCCCGTGGCGGGGGGAGTGATGGCGATGGACGCGACGTTTGCGACCTTGAGAGTGGCAGTGCCGGTAATTCCCGCTGTGCTTGCGGAAATCGCCGCGCTTCCGGCGCCCTGAGCGGTGGCCAACCCAAGGGAGCTGACAGTGGCGATGGACGTATTCGATGAACTCCAGGAAAGGGAGTCAGTCAGATCGACGGAACTGCCATCCGAATAGACTCCGCTTCCTCTGAACTGGGTCGTGGTGCCGGGGGCAATACTGATTGTTGACGGAGTAACAGTGATGGAAACCAGAGTGACAGGATGGGACGATGAGCCTCCACCGCAGCCGCAAAGAAGTAATGCCAGAAACAGTGCAGCAGCAATGTGCTTGATCATGTGTTCTCTCCGACTTACATTCAGATGGTTTGAGTTAACTCACCATTAATACCTCCTCGTGGTAAATTGTCAAGGTCAAGACCGATGACTGAGCCGCCCCGCTCTTCAGATTCAGACCGCTTCGGGGAACTTCCTGTTCGGTTCCGCCTGACAGGGCGCTCCCTAAACAAAAAAAACCGGCCGCAGATAACTGCAGACCGGTTCTTTTGAGATGGATTTTTCAGCGCTGCTTAGTTTCAGGCACCGGCACTGTTCAGCAGATAGCGCCCTACCCAGTTTTTGGAAAACTAAGCCATTACTGTAAGCCACTGATATTAAATGATTTAGTTTATATGGCATAGATACTATTGGATACTCGGAAAGCCAAACAATATTGTTTTTTTAATTTATGCCTTGACATCAGATTACTTACCGCTCATAACGTGAAAGAGCCTGCCATCAACATGTAAGGTTGGTCATATATTAATTTCACTAATCCCTCAAGGGGAAGGAAAGCTTTATGGAAAAAATGAATGGAATATTATCGATTTGTATTCCTACATACAATCGTGCCGACAAACTAGCTTTGGGATTAGAATCTATTATAAGTCAAGTACACAATAAAAACATTCCCATATACATCTCTGATAACAATTCATCGGATAATACTCGTGAAGTAGTTAGTACAATGAAACAAAAATATAAATATATCTTTTACACGTGCAACGAAACAAATATGGGACCAGACTACAATTTTGAAAAAGTATTAAAGTATTCTTTAAGTACTTATTCATGGCTATTGAGTGACGACGACTTAATTATTAATGACGGTATTGATTTAGTTCTTCAGTCAATAATCTCGGACCATGACTTAATTATAGTAAATGCAAAACAAGGCTTTAATGGTGCTGAAGCAAAGACAAGAGTACATCACACCCCTGATTTTTTATATACTGATAAAAATAAACTGCTCATTGATCTGGGATGGCATGCTACATGGATGAGTTGCCTGATATTCAGTAAAAAAATAATTGATAATGGCAATTTCAAGAGATATAACAACACTTTATTTATACATTTTGGGACCATATTTGACTACTTAGGTCATCAAGATAAAATAAACGTTCTGTGGCTAAACGAACCTATAGTTAGCTATGCTAAAAATTCAGTTGCAGGCTACGACGAATCAAATTATATCGATATTTTCATAAAACATTGGTCAAATGTTGTAATGTTATTACCGGGTAGCTACACTAAAGAAGCAAAATCCTTATGCATTAAAAAACACGCTATTAGTCTTAATACTTTTAACTCAAGATACTTTTTATCATCCAGAGTGAAAGGTAATCTTAATATTAATATCTTTAAAGAATACTACCCATTTCTGAGAGTTGCTGCTACAGCTCCAATGCCTTTCATCTTTACATTTTGTCTACTACCTAGATTGCTGTGTAAATGGGTTGAAATATCTTATAGCCGTCTTTATAAAATACTTCATGCATAACAAGGACTAAGCCCCTATGCTTTTCTGTCCCCTTCATCGATTTCGCCCCTAAACAAAATCTTAAGAAAGATCACCCGCCAGCCTACTGCATATAGTGGATGCCATTGGGTTACGATCCCCGTCTGTGATTCATGCAGAAAACGAGGGATCAGGGTACATACTCGGCACTTCCGGGCCAATATATCTACCGTGCATATACCACATGCTGATAGCGTAAACGATGCAGTTCCCGTATCTCGTGGATAGCTCCATCTAAAATAGCTTATACTTCTCGTAATCCCCCCAGTAAGGGATTCCCGGCACCGTTTCCGAGGTATAGATGTCGCAGTGCGAAGTAAACCCTTTCCGCGTATTGATGTGAATTGAGGGGTGCTGGCTGCTCCAGGTTGCATGTGGGCCCTTCGGCTCCAGGACGTCGTGGGTTGTACTCCTGGATATGAAGTGAACCATCATCTGCTCGAAATGCGCAATAGCCTCGTCAAACCGCATGGTCATTTCATGGAGCGGCTTTTGCCCTGGACTGCTTTGCTTCTGCCAGCCCACAGCACAGATCCCTTCGTAATTCTCGTTGTTCATCACACCCGTCCCGAACTCTGGAAAGTCGAAGTAACCCTCGGGGTAGAGCACATCGTGCTCCAGGAAACTCACGTAATCATATGCCCCGCAATCTCTCGCCAGGTATAGCGCCTGAAGGATCTGCACGTTTATGTTAAGGTGCGTCGAGTTTGTCGCCATGGCGATCACTTCGGGGAACGGGTTATTGGGTATGGAGTACCATGGGCAAGTGATGATGTCGGCTTTGTCCTCCAGGAGCTTTATCCTGCCCAAAACGGTTTCGAGCAGGGCCGGTTGCCCGTTGTTGGTGTAAAATATGCCGAGCTTGTTCTTGGTGGAAGCGGGCACTCTTAATATCCCATGTTCGCCGACCGTATGCGTTGATACCACTCCGTCTACTTTGTAGCTGAGTATTAACTCTTTCCGGACTCCCGGACAGGGATCCCCACCGAGGTGCTCATTCCGGACCGGAAGAATCAAGGTAGCTCCGATGCATTTCTCCCTGACCAGGTTTGTGACATCAACTCCGCCGTACTCCGCGGTTAAAATTTCCAGCCCCATCGGTGACTCCTGGATCAAGTATGGTTTAATTTTATCGGCTCCGAAATGCTCAATGAGCGGTGCGAGATCTAGCCCCAACTCCTGGAACCCTATGGTGTAGTTGCGCGTGCGGTCCGCGTAATCGCAAGGGTAGGGGATATCCCCGTTGCTGACCTTGAAGAGGTGTACCCAGGACAAGAAAGGCAGGCACAGTACCTCCCTTCCGGCCTGCCGAAATTTGGTGTGAATATAGCCTTCCTCCCCGCCGAATCCGCGAAACTCCGGGTTGAACCCAAGCCAGGCGTCTTTTCTGCAGCCGAAAAGCCCGAGGCCATGCATCAAAATTGGATAAGGATCAGCATCAGGATCCACCTTCGCGCCTCTCCAGACTCCCCACATGCCGTTACCCCATTGATCGCTGAGTGCGTCGGCCTGATTAGTAAGGTCATCGTAGGTGAGAGGACCTTGGAGTAAGTCCATACATCCCTGGTTGGCACCTACCCACTCTTTAAATCTGGCTACTGCTCCAGGGGATAGGAGGACGTGCGGATCAATGCAGATGACCCACTCAGCGGTAGCCTCGCTGAAAATTAAATCACGAGGGGCCGCGGTACCTTGCTTTTCCGTATAACGGATGTATCTTGCCACGCCGAAGGCAGCTCCTTCGACAAAGCTCTTAAGGTGGTCATCGCCATAGTTATCGATGATCAATATTTCTACGTCGGAGAGGTCCTGGTATAGCCTTAGGGATTGGACGGTGAACCAAACCTCAGCTCGATTATTGTAACTCGCCATCCCGATTGTTAACCTAGGCATTTTACCCCCCGGCTGGTATTGATCTCGATAGGGCCAAAATCCCTTAAGGCTACGGCCACAACTCCGCTTGATGTTAGAATTTCTAGCGCACCTCCGGTGAATACCGGAATTTGGGTAGTGAAGCTACCTAGGCTGATCTCGACATATGGCGGCGGAGCGGCTGTCGTTGTCGTTGTTGTTGGCCTCGCCGTAGTCGTAGTCGGCCGAGCCGTAGTCGTCGTGGGGATCGCCGTGGTAGTCGTCGGAGGCGGTACCGATGTTGAGGTAGTCGGTGCGGCCGTGCTCGTAGTCGTTGCAGGGCCAGCCGTAGTCGTCCCGGTATTGCTGAAGTTGCTAAAGGTCACCGACGAGCGGGGCGCAGTCGGGGCGCCTGTTGTCGTGGGGGTTGCGATAGTCGTGGTAGTAGTCGTGGTCGGCATTGCCGTAGTGGTAATTGGTGCAAAAGGGGTCGCCGAGACGATATCGCTGTAGCTGTCACCGTAAGCATTGACTGCCACCACGAAGATATGCCACGAGACGCCGTTGTTCAGCCCGGTGATGGTGAAAGGGAGGCCCGAGATCACATTCCCAAGATCATTCATGGCCCAATAAACATCAGGGTCGTTGGACCAATCGGCACGCCATGAAGTAGCCCCTACGCCGCCCGAAAGAAGACTGACGGTTATACTTCCATTGCCTGGCACCAGGGCGATCTGTGGGACTGTTGGTTTAATGGGAGCTACTGTGGTGGTGGTGGGCACTGGGATTATCACCGTGTAAACAGAACTAGCGGGTGATTCTGTCCCGGTATTATTTACGCCTGTGAATGCAGTGAAAATGAATTTATACGTTACCCCCTGAAGGAAACCGCCACCAACGGTGGCTCCTGTTACGTCACTCATAGAAGTGTAAAAATGAGATAGTGAGGGTGTGGAACCATCTATTGTAAAATAAGCTTTATAACTCAAAGCGCCTTGGTACGTCCCTGGATTGAGTGCAATACCTTGAGTACCTGAAGGAGTAGCACTTCCCCCAGTAGGACCAGGTGCATTCAGGGTCGTAATGCTGAAAACGGCTGAAGCGGTCCCCACGGTTAACGTGAAGCTTGACGTCGTACTATAGCTGCCTGATGCGGTTGCCCGCATGATGATGCTGTCGCCGTTATTGACCATACCGAGGCCAATCCAGCTCCCGCTGTTATTCACCTGGAAAGCTGCTATACCCGCAGTAACTAATGTGGGTGTATTGATGCCTGTGATTATGACCGAGTTACTGAACTGCACCGACGATAAGGCTGCCCCGGTTATCGGGGTGAAACTGAAAGCATCCGGAGTCGAGTCGGGGCCAGGTGTTGTCGTCGGTGCTGTGGTCGTTGTCGTCGGTGCTGCAGTCGTTGTCGTCCCGGGAATAGCGGTAGTCGTCGTGACTCCAGGGGCAGCAGTAGTCGTTGTACCGGGAGCTGCTGTGGTTGTCGAACCCGGAGCTGCGGTAGTGGTGGCAGGGGCGGCCGTCGTTGTGGTGGTAGAAGTCGGGCCCGGCATTATTGTCGTCGACGTTGATGCCGAATTTATGACCAAGTTTCCAGTATTTTCGTCCCAGGATACCGTAGAGCCGTTTGAGTAGGTAAGGAGCGTACTAAAACCCGTGTTGAACCCATTGGTAATAGTGCGGGTTGGGACCTCCTTGGGGAGCATGTCCCATTGCTGCATCAGACTTAAAAGGGTAGGCTCGGCAGTCTGAAACGCGCTAGTAAATGAAGAGTTCGACGCCGCTGGAGTTGGAAATGTCCCGTACATATAATAAATCTCAGGGCGTCCATACCCCATCATCATTTTGATCTGCTCAATCAGTGCTGAACTCGTCGTAATGGTGGATGTCCATATATCATGACCGTTGGCATCTGTATCTATTACGCAATTCGGGGCATGAACTATCCCTACTTTGTACTTTTTCTTAAATACGGCCTGCCATCCCGCAAAAAAATCCATTTGGTCATTTGTTCTGACCGAGTCAACATAGGGGGCGAAGTAAGGCTGATGTGCCTCTATAAAAAAATCAGGTTTCAACGTTTGCATCTTATTGTAAAAGACGGCCATCGCCATAAAAGTCTCAGCCATGTTCCCGTACATAAAATCGATCCGAGCATACTCAAACCCCAGATTGTACAGTTGTGTCGCGACTGACTCTATCGCTAGCCTTCCCGCCGGGGTGGTAGGATCGTAAGCTGCATACTGGCCCTTATCAATTGTCGCATATCCACCAGCGTGCAGTCCGTGGGCCTTAATATACTGGACAACAGATTGGCCAGTACCGGCAAAATTTGCCATGTTCGCGGTTATGCCATCCGGTGCAGAAAGACCACCGTTAGTGAAGTTCCAACTACCAATAGCGTCAAACCAGCCGTAATCAACCTCAAAAAGGCTAACAGGATAATTTTGAGACTGAATGACTGATATCCTATTTTCTATTTCTCCAGGGAGGTAGTACCAGACCCCAGAACCTGCTACAGTCCCATAATGCTGCACGGAATAATGGGGGATGCGATACTGCCAAGCGGGTCGAACCTTAGGTGTCATATTGCGGGACACCCATTTATTATATTCAAGTTCCCCCTGCCACGAAGGAACAGTAGTTACAGCAAATCCTGCCGTAATTTTATCTACTCTTGCGCTGATTAAGGTACTGGCTGCGTAGAACTGATAAGCCTTATTGTAAAGAGCGAATAATTCACTAGTCATATCATAATTGATGACCGCAGGATCGACATAGGGGCCAAGTCCTGAATACTGCCCCGATGCGTAAGGACCACCCCAGAAACGACCCACGGACGCGACATTGCAGGGTGATTGCCACGATCCGGTGTTATTCGCCCATTCTGATTGAACGTTGTTATCAAAACTTTTCGAAAGCGTAAAGTATTGAGTCGCTGTGACCGGGTAGGTAAGCTCAGTGTAAGTCTGAGCAAAAGTTAGAATTTCCGAACCCACAGATACTATCTTCCCTTCAAAAAGCTCCTTCCCCTCATAGAACCTTAGCCGGACCGTTACCGGCTGAGTGGCGCCTCCGTCGGAAACCCCGTAAAGCAAATTTAGGTTGAGGTCTAAATACGCGCCGTACCCGTCTGACCCGAGGCTCGACGTAGCGCCCAAAAACTGCACCGGTCGTGTAAAGATTGCCCCCCCCGCGGTTTGATGCCTTAGAAATCCGCTTTTCGGGATAGAGAGGACACCCGGCACGCTCAGCACCGCCTGGGCGTCGTTGCCCGAAATAACGGAGTTGAGCGCGTCTTTGCTTATCGTTAGTGGATGCGTCCACCCCGACAGAGTTATATTACTGGTCGTCTCAGTGACATTCATAAATTTCCCGTATACCTCGGTTAGAGCGGGGTTTACTCGGCTTGAGCAAGAGCACAGGACAGTAAGCGCCAGGGGCGCAAACTATCCTCGAATTGTAAAGCATATTCTTAACTTCCCCATTTAGAGTTGCTGGAAAGAGAACTGAGAAATATCACCTTCATTCTGAGTAAGCCCTGTCGAGATACCTATCGATCCCGCGACTGAAATAGCGGAATCTATGTAGTCAAGCTGCCAGGTTGAGGGTTCGGTTGTTCCGTCTTTCCATGTCCGTATTTGGTGATGCGACCCAACTAACCGGTACCGCACGCACCAAGTTTCCCCAACAATCGGAGCGGGGGAGATAGCCGAGTTGGACGGCCCGATGAGCGCGGCGGTTCCAGCCACATTTTTGACCAACATCAGGTACTGGCAGCTGAGTAAATTCTGGAACGCCGCGGCGTAATACGTGTTGTTGGCTGACCGACGCTGCATTAGGCCAACCTGGAACGTCGGCGCAACCGACGGGAAGGCGGATACATAGATTTTAGCGAATAGCTCACCGTCAAGTGGCGAAAAGGTATTCACCCACATGTGCTTATCGCCGGTATAGGACGCCTGCTGATAATGAATTTTGTTAGATACAACCGAGAACCCGGTATCCTGGGTCCAGCTTGCGCCAATCGACGTTGCACCCGTTGCGAAATAATCCACTATGACCGGTGCGGCAGTAGTGGTGGTAACCGGAGCTACGGTCGTGGTTGTGGTAGTCGTCGGAGCAGCCGTGGTCGTTGTCGGTGCTACCGTGGTGGTAGTCGGGGCAGCCGTAGTCGTTGCCGTAGTCGCCGTGAACGCCGTCCCCCTCGTCCAGCTCCCAGCCCCAAAAGCGCTATCAGTTACCAAAACAGCCGGAGTGTAGGTCGTCCCGGAGACGAGGTTGGCCGAGGAAAGCGCATACCCCGTGCCATTCGAGGACGTGCCCCGGTTCGTCGCCAGTAGGAAATTAGCGCAATCCTGAGCCGTGGTGAGAATGAACCCCCGGCCGGCAGCCATGGCGGCCGCTTCCCCCGTACCAAGGGCCTGTGCTACCTCTGTAGCAGTCATCCAGACAACATTAATTTGCGTCACAATCGCGGGATTCGGGGTTTCCGGCTGGCCGGAAATAGCGTGTACCAGGGCGTCCATGGAGTCTCTCCTTAGTGGATATTGCTGAAAATGACTGAGACCGCTGGGCTCGTACCAGCAGCGAAATTAGTGAAGGTCACCGATGAATGCGGAGCAACCGGCGCTGCCGTGGTCGTAGTCGGAGCGGCCGTGGTCGTCGTCGGCGCAGCCGTGGTCGTGGTCGGCGCAGCCGTGGTCGTGCTCGGCGCAGCCGTGGTCGTGGTCGGCGCAGCCGTGGTCGTGGTCGGCGCAGCCGTGGTCGTGGTCGGTGCTGCCGTGGTCGTCGCTTGCGGAGCAGTGCTCAGGTATGCACTGAGTCCGCTGGTACCTGCACTATTACCCGCGGTCACCCTAAAGTAGTAGAGCTGCCCGGGAGCAAGCCCGGTAACCACATACTGCGTGGTGTCAGCTGCAATACCGGTGATTTTACCTGCGAAGGCATCCGGAACCGTCGGGTAGGGATTGGCTCCATCTTTAGTGCTGACGTTAAAACTATTAGATATCGAGTAGTAGACGCTATAGGTGTCCTCTGTCGCCACGTCACCCCAATTTACTGTCACCTGGCCGGGTCCTGCTGTAAGCGGGTGTATAGTTGGAGTGGATGGTACTGCCGGTGCTATGGTTGTCGCCGGTGCCACCATTGTGGTAGTGGCGGGGGCTGCCGTCGTGGTGATTGGCTGCGCCGTAGTCGTGGTCGGCGCACGGGTAGTAGTAGCCGGAGTAACCGTCGTGGTTGTCGGCGCCGCCGTCGTGGTAGTCGGAACCAACGTGGTGGTGACCGGAGGGGCCGTAGTCGTTGGCGTGACCGTGGTTGTCGGCCCTGCGGTCGTTGTGACCGGCGGGGAATACCCCAGGAGATCCATCCTCACGACGACCGTATAGCCTGCCAAGCGCAGCGCGTCCGCCTCGGCCTGGCTCCAAGCCTCGACGATACCGGTGTTACGTGCGCTTATCGCCACGTCCAGCATGCGCAGCGCCTGGGTCAGCAGGGCCAGGACATTCGCATCTCCTGCCGAGACCTCGGGCAAGCCCAGGGCCGGGGTGAAATCCACCGTAATAGAGTAGGCGGAATTCACCGCATCAGCCTGAAGAAAGTTACCCACTAGGGAGAGCTGAGTGTCGGAGTCTACCGATCCAATGGTGTACTGCAAGCCGGTGCCGGGGATGCTGAACATTGACCCGGCAGAGACGTTGGCCAGGAACTGTGTCCCCAAACCCTGTACCTGGCTGCTCCCCTTTGCTGCATTGACTGATCCTGCTTTATACTGAGCCATGCTGCCTCCAGCGTGATTGTAATTGGACGATGACTAAACTATCAGAAGGATAGCCTAATGCCTGATCTATAGTTCATTGAAGTCGCTGTGATCTCTACTCCAAGGGTTAACGCCTGCCACACTACACGGTAATCTTTAGGTAGTGCATATGAAATTATCGAGTGTGCCAAGGTGGTACCCGCAAAGTAAAATATAATATTGCTCTTACTGGGATGATCTCCCAGCACTAAATTCGTTTCAACTACGCCCTGTTTGGACAATGCTATTGTCTGCCCGCAATCTATGGTACTCAGAGCAGCGTATGATGCCTCCATGATGGTGGCAGTCCTGTTCCACTCACTAGCGCAAACGGGAGCAGGGGCAGCGCCCAATATCCCCATGATAATAATAATTACGATAAAACTTGTCATTCTGGTTAAACAGATCATTGGGCGCCGACCTTTGACCATCCGGAAGGGGTGTAAATGTAGAGCAACCCGGTGCTGGTTACCCAAAGGCAACCCACTGATACATTTGTGTGGGTAGGTACTGAAGCTGACGTAGACGCTTCTAATTTAAGAGGTGATGCAACACCATTAAAAATACCTCCGAATGATGGTACCCTAGTCTGCCCTATTACTAGTCCAGCAAAGCCGCCATCCACTCTGATCATATTTTGTGAACTAGACGTGGAGTCTATTTGCAACGGAACACTCTCATTGTCACCGGATATGACTATCCCTTTAGAAGAGTTAGTCAGTCCAATCGATATAGCATATCCACTATTACTGGCAGAGATAGCTGCTGCAAATAGCCCGATGGTGGTCTGCCTTAGCGTAAGCAAGCTAACGCTGTCCCCGACGGAAGCTTCCGCTCCCAGGGATGCAACCAAGGTATTGCTTTGGCTGTAGTACTCTAGCCTGTTATTGGTAGCAGACAGTATTGCTCTGGACCTGTCACCAGTACCAGGATCGGCCTTAGTCTGGATCGTAGAGCCAGTCACTGTTCCAGCCGCTAGGTACTCTGCTGCCAGTTTTCCCGTGAAAACAAAGTCAGACCCAATCTTGGTAACAAATCCACCCGCATAAGAATTTGTCATGTAGGCCGACATGTCCGGGGTTACCCCTGGAGGGCCGGTCAGATTGGCGCGGGCCTCCGCGGAGAGATTCTCCCAAGTAATGATGGCCTCGGGTCCCATCGTGACGTTCCCGCCGACAACGAGAGATCCATCAACCATGAGCGCCCCGTCAATCCCCACCTGGGTTACCCCGCCAACAGTGCTCACCACGAAAGGGGCGATACTGGCCGTGGGGTGACCTGGGTCCACAATGGCGAATTTGTCTGCGAGTATCTCGACGGTACCGGTCACGCCGTCGTTGGCCATGCCTATGCCGGTGATATGCCCGTTCACGTCGGTTTTCAACATCATCTGGGCGTAAAGGTTGGCGGAGACCGGTTTCCACTTCGTCGTGGCTGTTGCTACCCCCGCTATTACGGAAGGAGTCGTATCGTTACCGTCCACCAGGCTCTGGAACATGTAAGGGACTGCAGGCGTCCCAGTTGTATAAATGACCACGCTCCCTGCGCTGTATGAACCAGCAACCCAGTTGGGAGCGACTGATGATGCCCGCACCTTCTGCTCCACCGACAGGGCCGCCGTGTTGTCACCCAGCGACGCCTGGTTATCCGCGACCTGTTTTACCAATCCCGTAGCGGGGTCCTCGACTATCGTTGAGAGGTTGGTCAGCAGGGTGACGAGCCCTATTTCGGGATCGGTAACCGACGACTGCAGCCCGTCAAGTTTGGTAATGAGTCCGGTATCCGGGTTGGAGACCAGCGACTGTAAAGAGGTCACCTGGGCGACTAGCCCCGTTTCCGGATCCTCCAGCGTGCTGTTGATCGCCCCGACATCCTCGGATAGTGGTCCCACGGCGTCGACCGCACTATTCAGGTCCGCGTTCAGCTGCGAACTGGTTATCTGCCCGGTCAGGGCCTGTAGCATGTCCTCGAGCTTGCCCATCACAGTGCAGGTCATGAGCGGGGTGTAGTTGAGCCCGGTGTCGCCGAAAACGTCATAAGCCGCGGCCTTCACCCCCCAGATCCCGGCTGTTGCAGGAATGGTAATGCTGGTGTTCGGACCCTTATACTTGCGGTTATTGGACGCCGGGACGAAGTCGCCATTAACCAGTTGCCCCGCGGGCACGGCGAAGACCTCGTAACCGCCGCCGGTCACCACGTCCACCTCAACGGATGGGTTAAACCTCAGATAAATTGCTTCCGTGCCTGCCGTTAACTGCATAAGATCCTCAGGTAAGTACTGCCGGAGCAGGGTTAGATACAGTCAACCGCGCCGGGTTGGCGGAGACAGTGCCCCAGATCGTCACTGCGGCGACCGCTACCGTGAACTCGCGGGCAGGGACTCCACTAGCGTCGAGCGCGTTTTTGTCGAAACTGTAAACGTACTGCTCTCCGCTCGCCGTATCGATACGCCGCCGACTACCGTCGACGTTATAGACCGTGATGGCATAGCCGGAAAGCCACCCGGCCGGGTAGGGAGTCCCCACGCCGTAGGAATCGTCCCCGAGTTGATCCGCCACCGCGTTCGGGGGGATCGGCTGCTTCCAGGAAAAACGCGCATCCCGGTCCACAAATATCTGGTTATTCCCCTGGCCAAGCAGCTGGAGACCCTTAACGTCCGGCGGAGTATCGGTGCGCCCGATGATAGCCTTGCTGGTAGATACCCAGGGCGAGGCAATACCGAAGGGGTTGATGGAGCGTACTTGTGCGGTGCAGGTGCCGCTTGGCGGTCCGATGATCTCGACTCTGTTGACACCCGTCGTTTTAAGATCGGTCCAGGTCGTCCCGCCGTCGAACGAGTAGTGTGCCTGGTACCCGGTTATGCAGGTCTGCGGCGATACGTCCCAGGTAAGGTACAGGTGACGCTCCAGGGCGCCGGTGACGCTCAGCTTATCCTCGGTGGCGAGCATTACCCCGGTCGGAGAGATGATCGAGGCGGCCGGTAGCTGGCCCGAGATCGGAGGGTCGTCGAATACGACTCCATCCTCAACCCAGGCGAACTTGCCCGGGTTGTAACTGAGCCCGACGACCTGGAAGACGCCGGGGGAGTCCTCGGTGACGTTGAGACACCTGAAAAGCTGCGCCTCGATGTAGTCAGGGGACTCCAGCACCCAGGGTGTGCCTGCGATCGGAGCCGCGGTAAGAGGGGAAGCCAGCATGACGCTCAATGAGCTGCCAGGCTCGGCAATGATGACGGAGGTGGTCAGGCCCGGGGGCGTGGTGGACATGTCGACCAGGGTCAGGTTGTAGGTTTTCCCGTATTCGAAAACCACCGGCGCATCGAGAGTGACCACACTGGCCGTGGCGGAGGAGACCCGCCCACCCCAGCGCACTCCGGATCGGCCGACGTCGAGAACCTTGTAGACCTGGCCAGGAAGGACGAAGGTCCCTTCGAGGCCGGTCTTGTGGGTGCAGGTTTCCGTCTCGTTCAGTTCGGAGTAGATTGCCCATTTCCCGAAGCGGTGCGCTTGGCCGCGACTGGTGCAGCCGAAGGTCTGGATATTGGTCGGATTGTAGCCATAGCGCCTGATCCCCTCGGGGTCGTCCACGTATTCGGTGGCCGGCTTGTAGTTGTCGGCCGGGTCGTTCCAGGTGACGATCGCTGCGTTGTGCCTCGCGCGCTTAGCGGTCCCCGAGTAGATGAAATCGCCATTGATCACATTGGCGTTGGTGAACTCGTGCGAGGGTGCAACCGGGGAATCCTGTGTTGCCGTCACCTGACCGGCGGCCCAGTAGACCATGCCACGGAACGCTGAGGTCAGCGCCTGCAACAGTGCGTATGCCTGACCTGCCGTCGAGATGTAGCAGTTCAGGGTAAAGCGCGGTTCCAGAATGTCCGTACCGCTGGCGGTTTTGTAGCCGGAAGGAACCATGCCGTCGCAGTACTGGCCGATTGTGTAGAGCGCCCATTTGTTCACGTTGCTGGGTGAGATGTACTTCCCGAGGCCGTAGCGCGTATTGGTCACCAGGTCGTAGTAGCACCAGGCGGGGTTGCTGGTCCAGGCCGTGTAAAAGGTTCCGTCCCATCCCTGCACGGCTCCGGTGTCCTGCCCGAGTGCGTTCCGCGTGTACTTCCCCGGCATCCAGGTTCCGTCCGATTTCTGGGAGGCGGGGAAGTAATTGCTCGGGATCTTCACCAGCAGCAGCCGACAGTGATAGGACCGCGTGGGTATCGAGGAGAACTGTCGGGCCGAAGCCACCACGGAGAACACGGCGGAGTTCGGGTAAGCGAGCTTCGAGTCGACGATCTCGGTATAGGATTCCCACTGCAGGGTCTGCTGGATTTTAGGGTCGGTGCTGTCAGCTTGCATCTTGGTTACCCGGACGTCCCAGGGTCCGACTCCCGGCAGATCATAATCCAGGGTGGAAATCTCGAATTTAGTCGGGTGCTGGCCCGAGAGAGGGGGGCCCATCATGGCGATATATCCAGTATGAGAAGCACCATAAAGCCCGGCGAGATACCAAAAGCTCCTGTTGCTAAAATCGTCATTGCCGTTCCAGCCAAGATATACCTGCTGATCTGCTATTATTCTGAACTGGACCTTGGTGCAGGAGGAGTCCAGGCCAACGTAGGTAGTATTAAAGCCATAAGCTACGATCGAGTCAGTATCCGTAGTTACTGATACTGAAGATCTTTTGGTAAGTGTCCCGTCAGATAGCCCTACCCAGACCTCAAGCGTAAAAGAAGCGGCACCTCTTGCGGGATGAGGATTGAGATAGTATCTCAGCTGATTCAACATGAGCCCGTTTCCCTGTAAAGGCGCCAGTGATAATTCCAGTACTCTGACATATCCCGCCGGTACGGCTACATCGACGGGAACATGAGCTGACAGGTCTACCGGGGTAGCCAGTGCCGATACAGGGGGGAAATCTGGTGTCAGGGAGTCTTTGACGTCAACAGCGTAAAGGATCTGCGTTGAACGAGTATTGCCATTGCCATCGATAGCGTAGAGAGAAGGCGAACTGAGACGCAGCCGCAGCCGGTCAAGGCCGAGCGAGACTCTACGTACTATCGGCTGGTCGTACAGTACTTCCGCTCCGACGGCCATTTCGGACTCTACCTGGGAGAATCCGGGGATGGACAATTGCGCCGGAGTTCCCTTGCTGCCCGAATTGACGGCCACGGCGGAGGTCACTCCGTCGGTCTGCAGAAAGTTGTAGTTTCCCGACAGCGGATTTTTTAGCGGAGTGTCATTTATCAGCACGGAACAATCCCCGTTGACGAGCCCGTAGATGGGCCCCTCGCAGATAAGGTCCAGGATCCGGGCTGTCCCGATGGACCGGATAAGCTCTGGCGAGGTTGCTGGCGTGCTAGCAGAATCTTTTCCAGATCCGGTGATCATGCGATTGCCTCGGTTGTAACTTGGATACCTGCGCTGATGACCACGGACCCGACGACCAGCTCCCCGTACCCGATGGGCACTGGCACGCCCTGCTTGGTGGTGTTAGTTGCGCCGGCGAAAACGAAAGATCCGTCTTTTGTGGCCTGGCTCTCGGGAGTCTTCGAAAGTAGCGTCGAGATGCCCGAGAACATCAGGGACGCGCCCAGCATCGCCACGGTCCCGTAGGACATGCCGAGCAGGGCCGTCTGAGACATGGCGGCTCCGAACCCTAGTTCGCCTCCATAAGCCATTCCCATCATGCCGCCTTCCGTGGCGCCGTACGCTGCAAGGCCATACCCCATGGAGGCAATGGCGATGACGGCACCCACGACGATCTTTGCGGTGGCATTCCCGTTGGCGCTCGCCCCTGAGAGGATCGGCACGATGTGAAAGGTTTCCCGGCTGCCGAACGGGAAGGCGAGCGCGTCGGGGCTGATCGCCGTATCACCCAACAGGATCTGGTAGGCGGTTCCCTGCCGCTCCGAGTCCATCAGATGCCGGTGAAAGCCGGGGCGGTTGGTTTCGATGGCGAGCACCGCCTCAGCGGGAGTAAGCACGTCCAGTTCCCAGCACGCCCCGAAAAGCTCGGCCAGTTCGCCGTGCAGCATAACTGTTTTCCTGCTCATAGGAGACTCCGGTGCCGTAGCTTAAGAGTGGTCATCTTCCGGAGGAAATCCCCGTACACGTCGTGGCAGGAAAGCCGCCCCGGGATATGGTGCAGCAGCGTGCCATTCGCCTGATAAATTCCGGCGTGCACCGGTATCTCTACGCCGAGCTGCAGCAGCAGCACATCGTGGGGACGCAGATCGTCGACTGGAACGAAGCCGAACTGTGCATAGCGCTCGACATAGTAATTTTTTCCGTTCACCCAGAAATCCTTTTCGTAGGGTTCCCAGTCCGGCAGGGTGATACCCAACTTCTCCAGATAGTAATCGTAGACCAGGGTCCAGCAGTCGTAGATCCCCCAGGCAAAGGAGCGGCCCAGCAGTGGCGCTTTCCCCCCGGGTAGGCAGGAACCGAAGTTATCGTCCTCAATTGAATATACGTACCAGGGAAGGGCGCTCCGGTCGCACCCGGCCCGGTCAATCGTAGTAGGTGCCGCACTGCCGGTGACGTGCGAATGGTACAACGCCAGGATCTCTCCGGCGGCTTTCGCCTCCAGGAAACTCCTCGGAGAGACCGTAAAGTTCCAGCGGGGGTCTCCATCCTGGTTGGCAACGGGGAATACTCTTTCGCGGCCGTCCTTAGCGACGATAAACCCGCAGGCCTCGTTGGGAGCGTCTCGCAGTGCGTGGGCCTTTATTGCCTCGATAGTGGATTGTTTCATCTCGCTCATCAGTATCTCCCGGCACCGGGAAAACCCCCGAAGGGTAGAGGCGTATTGGTGTCGATTTGCGGTATGATCATTGGTCCGCCCACGACACGATGCCCGCTGGAATCCACGCCTGAAGCCACTCCCGTGAGGGAGACTGTTATGACTGAGAAGCGCAGGCGGCAATCGCTGAGCCTGCGGCCGCAGCAGTCGTGCGCGTTGTCCGTCATGGTGCCCAGTGCATCAAAGCAGCGAATGTCGGTGTAGGGGCAGTCGACCGGGTTACCGCGGCTATCGGCGTAGAGGAAAGACCCCGAGGAAGCGTCCCAGATCCGGTAGCTGTAGGTGCAGGTATCCCGGATGATGGTGCGTGCGGGGAGCATCACTCCGGCCAGGTCATAGATGCTGGAAAGCTCGTACTCGCAGTAGACCCTGTTCTCGGTGACGCGGCGCTCCACATAGTAAACGTCCAGGGGAAACTCGGCGGTCGGGTCAGCCGTGAGATTGATCCCACCCGGGAAATTGGCCACGTCGAGATATTTAACGAGCGTGCGCCGGCGCGTGATGATCGCCCCGACCAGGTCGTCATAATCGCGGTTAAGGAGCGTCATCAGCCCGACCGCCCCGCCTACCGGAATATTGGAAACCTGGAATTTCGGTCGCGGTGCCGCTCCCTGGACGGTGATGCCGAACCCCGAGGCGGATACCGGCTGTGGGTTGTAGATGTGCCCCTGCCAGACCACCGGGGCAAGCAGCTGGTTGCTGCCTGCGTGGAACCGGGTAACTCCCGCGGCCGGATCGATGGGGGTCATATCGATCTCGTAGAGCTCCACGATGGCACCGGGTTCCAGGCTATGTATGTCCCGCGAGATGGTCATAAGAGTTTCGGGTCCTGGTTAAGCGTTATCCGCAGGTTGAGATAAAAACATCCGGGGCCGATCCAAAGGTTCTCGGGTGGCAGGCGGCATAGTTTGCCATACTCGTAGGGGCAGCGCCTGCCGCAAGGGAGGACGGCCCACTGTTTCATGGTGCAAAAACCTGCTGGAAGGTTGCCGTTATGACGCTACTCGACAGCCGGTCCTGCCGGTGCCAGGTCGGGCAGATGACTCTTAGCGCCACGGATGCGCGCGGTGGGGTCCACAGGAACGACTCAGCCCCCTTGCGTGCTTCCAGAAACGCTTCGATGGCGTCGGCTGTCTCGAGCGACGAGACCTTGACGGTGACCGAGTGGTCCTTACTTAAACTATGAATCCCGTCTACCAGGCGCTGCGCGTAGCCGTCACCGTACTGGCTCGTCAGCACGCGGGTCTTGGTGTCCTTTGCCGTACCCAGAGATACGTTCCAGCCGAAAGTTTCCATCAGCCTAAAATCCCCCCGGGCCGTTTTTCGTTTTGTATCGTCTGCAGGACCGAGGTCTGGATCATTTTCCCGAGTAGGGCCGCCTGGCTGCTGTCGATGCCGCCCTGCGAGCCGGGCTTGCCGCTGTTATCGACCGAAACCGGGATGTTGAACTGGTAGCTGTCCCCTCCTCCGCTAAGCCCTGAAGGAACGGCTTTAGAGAGGGCGTGATTCGGGATGATGGTGCCGGGGCCCTGGGGGATAAAGAGCTCCATCCCCTTTTCGCCCACGATGTACGGCTTATTAGAGCTGACCGAGCCGCCCTCGGCACGAAAGCTAAACATGCTGGCATAGTCCGCCCCGAGGATGCTGCCAACCGCCTTTTGGGCCATCACGTTGGCGATCGCCCGCTCGATGCTGGCGAGGAAAGCCCGGGTGTAATCGCCGAAGCTTTTCATCTTCCCCTGCATGGCATCAAAGAACAGGTCGGAAAAGGACTGCTGCATGGCCTGTGCGGTCTCCTTGGAGAGCGCGTTCATCTGTTTGAAGCTTCCGCCGATCTCGTCCAGATAGGATTTGAATCCTTCCACCAGTCCGCCTGCCATGTCGTCCGAGAGGTCACGCAGCGAGAGTTTGAGTTCGAGGATCTTCTGCCTGGTGCCGTCAATTGCCGCCTGCTGTGAGTTCCAGGCGGTGGTGTCGCTCGGATCGATGCGGGCCTGGACCTTTTCCTGAGCGGCGAGCAGTTGCTCGGTCAGGGTCTTGCGCTGCAGAAGCGCCTCGTTTTTGCTGACCTCGCGCAGTTTCTCCTTTTCGTCCAGGTCGGAGAGCTCGTGGCTGATCCGTGCCTCCTCGCGCTTGGCTGTGAGGGTGTCGGTGGCTCGGTCTGCCTTATAAAGGCGCTCCGGGACAGCCTTCCCAAGATTATTCGCGCGCTCCTGCAGCACGGCCAGCTGGGCTTTCAGGTCGGCGAGTTGAGCTTCGGTCTGCCCGCCAATGGCAGTTTTGGCCAAAACATTCAGATAATCCGCCGCCAGTCCGCTCTGCTCATTACCGATGTTGCGCTTCTCGGCTTCCAGCGGCGTGATCCGCTCGCGCTCCAGCAGCGAAGACGTCAGCTGTTTTTCGCCGTTCAGCTGCTCCTGCAGTAACTTCAGGGCCCCCTCGCGCTGGGTGTTCTCCAGATTCTTCCGCGCGGTTGTCTGTCTAAGTTCCTCTTCGAATCCGCTGCGCTTTATGTCGCCCGCTGTCTTTTGGTAATCTATCTCCAGCGCGTACCAAGCGGTAATATAGGCTTTGTGCTTCTCCGAAGCTTCCTTGGGATCCTTGATTGCAGCGGCTTCCTCCTGGTACTTCTTGGTCAGCTCGCTTTGCTGGTTAACGATGCTATCTAATCGGGAAGTCTGAGCCTGCTTTTCCAGGTCAGTTCTCGCCTTGAGATACTCCTCCTCGGTGATGAGACCCTGCTGCCAGGCCAGCTCCTTTTCCTTAAGTCCACTCTTGATCGCCTCAGCATCCTTCGCCTCGCCAACTTTAAATATCCCCTGTGACTTAGCGTAGCGGTCCTCCATTGCGGCGAGAAGTTCTTCGCGTTCCTTTTTCTGTTCTGCCTCAGTCTTTTTACCGTTGCCTTTCAGGTCGAACGGGGCCTTTCCACCGTCCAGGAACTGCTTGGCTTTGGCTCCATCGATATCGACGACTAGGCGCCATTCTTTTCCCTTTTCAAACCCGGGAATGGCCTGTTTTTGTAGACTAATAATGCCCTGGCGCAACATAGTTGCTATCTGCTGGTCATTGGCGGCAGGCACTCTCTGGCGGACGCTAGCCAATTCTCTCCACCCGAAATCATCGATATTCGCCAGGGTATTCACCCCGGATTTCTGCATCCGGGAGGAATCATGGTCCTTGTCGATCTTGGCCGAGAGCCTGATATTGCTGGCGTCATCGGATAAGGACTTGGCATCAGCGTACTGCTTACCGGCCCAAAGCCCAGCGACCAGGGCCAGGGTCGGGAGGCTGGAAATAAGTTTGGCCAGGCCTCCGGCGTTAGCGGCGACCGCTAGCTCCTTTACTGCCGTGGTGATTTTTCCGATGCCGAAGGCGACGCCTACCCACATAGCGGGTTCAGCAAGCTTGCCCCCCCACTTAACTGAGGTCTCCAGTACCTGAACCAGTTTGTTCAGGTTCTCGGCAAGCTCGCGGATCTTGGCGATGACTTCGGGCTTCACCTGGACATCGATGACATTTCCCTGAGCGTCACGGGTTATGGTCACCATTTCAAGGGAGAGTTTGAGCATCTCGCGCTTGAGCCCCTCGAAGAGCGGCTTGGACCCTTCGCCCAGGGCGCGCTGGCCGTAATCCTTGAAGTTCGACCAGGCGCCCTCCCAGGTTGTTTCGAACTCCCTCGAGGCGAAGATGAAACCGTCGAGCCGGCCCCGGATCTCCTGAAAGAGTGTTCCCTTTTCGCGCCACTTCTTAACGTCCTCGTTGGTGATCTGGAGCGAGCGGGCCAGCTGTGAGTTCTGGTCGATGGTGCCGGCGACCATGTCGCGCCCTTCCTGGACGATTTGGTTAGCGGGAAGCCCCATGGCTTTTACGGCGTTGGTCATAAGCCCGGCTAGGTCCAGGGTCTCCTGGAAGTTCAGCTTAGCGGCGAGTGAAGGGGCGAGAAGGCCCTGGTAGGCTTGGACAACTTCCTCATAGGTCGCGGGAGTTGCCATGGCTATCTTCTGCAGCTCGCGCTGTGCATCTACGGTAAGGCTGGAGGCCGCGTTCCACTTATCCTGCCCGGTGAGCACCGCCCCCTGGGCGTTGGTGATGACTCCCATGGAGGTCATGATGGCCGCGATGCCGAGCTTGGAGGTCTCCAGGGTCTTGTTGTACTCCATCCCGTCCTGGGCCAGCTTTTTGGCGAAGGAAAGAGTTCCGAAGCTGACGGCCATCTGGATCATCTGCCCCAGCATAGAGTAGGATTGCTGGGTGGACCCGTGGAGATGGTCCATCCCCGCGGCGCCACTATCCCCGGCGTTCTGCAGCGCCTGCCCGGCGAGGTTCCCGCCTGCGGCCATCTCGGCTGTCTGGCCCTGGATATTGGCGAGATCCTTTTTCAGCTGTCCGAAGGCGGCATCGGTCCTGCTGATGGCCTCGATAATCAGCTGCAATTTCATGTCGGCGTTCGCCATGCTGTTGCTCCCGCTACTTCAAAACCATGATTTCCCGGCTGCAGTTCTCACAGTCATCGTTAAGGCCCGCCTCGCGGCAGGATAGGCAGTAACTGTCCTCCGGGGTCTGCGGGGCGCCCTCGGGGGGGACTCCGAGAAAGGCGCAGACCGCCTCCCGGAAGGTTCGCTCGCGCTGGCGGTGACGCAGGTACGGTTCGCACTCGGCTAGGGTGCAGGTGCAGTAGATCTCGCGCCGGCGGATTATGTCTCCGCCGGCGAGGATGCAGACGAGCTGGGCGACCCAGTCGTCAGCAGCGGGCTGTACTTCGCGAGGGCCCCGGTCAGGCGATCGAAAACCAAGCCCACCGGGTTGCAGGACAAAAAATCCTCCACCACTTTTACTGCGGTCTCGATATCGACATGCTTGCGCAGCTCCGCGGCTATTGCCGCGAGGTCCTTCTGGTCGATCTCGGTCCCGGCCGGGTTCAGCAGGATCGCCAGGGCATCGGAAATCCGGTCACCCAGGAGCCGCACGATCCCCACCACTGAGGTCCCGGGGGGAAGCGCAATGGTGGCGAGGAACCCGGAGAGCTGCTCTATCTGCAGGAGCACCAGGGGGCGCTGCAGGTAGATCACTCCGCCGATGGTGTAGCGGATGCCGCTGCCGGGTTTGCCCAGCAGACGGCGGAAGAAGTTTTTGATTTGCTCAATCATGTCATGCCTCGCAAAAGGGTCGCGCTAGACGCACTCCCTAAATGGTTTCCTGGGTGTTCTTCAGGATCATCTGCAGCGAGGAGGCCTCGGCAGAGTTCTCGTAGTATGCCTCGAAGGGGAGCTCGACGACGATCCCCTTGGGCCCGGCGATGGGCGGCGTCTTGGGGGAGTAAACCAGCTCGGGGATCTTGAGCTCCAGGGACTCGTTGCCGGCAGTCCCGCTGCCGTCCCCGATGACGTACTTCACCCTGATGGAACTCTCGGTGCCGGTCACCGCCTTGTTGTATAGGTCGAGATCCTTGAAGAGAGCGCGTACAGTACCGGTTACCTTGACGTATCCGTCGGGGATGGAATCGCGGGTACCGTCGCCGCCCAGTACGTAGTTGTCTTCCCCGGTGTCGAGGCCGTTGTCGATGGTAAGCCCAGTTATCTTGGAGATGACGGCGCTGGCGACGCCCCCCTCCTCGATGATGGCAATAGAGCGGCCGTCGAAACTCACCTTGCCAAGGTCGGTGGGGGTCGGGTCGAAAGGAGCGTTTCCGATGGTTTCCCGGGCACCGGAAATGCTCACGGTGATTTTTTGGAAACCCTTGGCCGTTACATCCATGGAGAGCTTGCCAAACTTGCAGCCGTTGTACTTGACGTACTTACCAAGGGTCGGGTACTTGCGCTCGATGAGAAAGGAGGGGAGCGCAGAGCCGATCTTGATAGTATGGGTGTAGGGCCCCGGGCCGGTCGCCGTAGCGGAGCCGAGTACGCCGCGGTAGATGAGACCCAGGTAGGCCTGCAGCTCCGTGACGATGTCGCCGGAAACGTCCAGCAGGCCGCGCGCCGGCTTGGTCGGGTTGCGATTGCCGCCGCGCATCACGTCGCTCGACTCGCTGGGGCAGGCAAGCGAGATAGACTCCGAGGTAAGGGAGATCAGCTGGGCCGCCGGGGTTGCCGGATCGGTTTTGAAGGAGGGTTCCTCCTGGATCGTCAGGGTACAGAGTGAGCCTTTTTCAGTTTCCATTGTGAGTGCCTCTCCTTGGTTTAAAGTGTTCCGAACGGGGTACGGTAGACGATGGTGAAAAGAACCTGGGCGGCGCTGATCGCCTCACCTTCCTGGGCGGTATCGATGTTGTGCCCGACTAGGTCGGTATATTCGGCCAGGCCGTCCCAGCGGTCTCCGCGATCCTGGTAAACTGCGCGCACCACGTCTTTAAGGGCAAGGCGCGCATCGGAGGCGCAGACGGCACCCTTGAAAAAGATTTCGGTGGAGACCTTGAGATGGTGTTCCCACATGCCGATCGGGCACTCATCCTGGCCCTGGCCGTTATTCATCCGCGCATCCTCATCGCGCCAGATGATCCCCGGGATGGAGTTGGCGTCCATCTGCGCCTTGCGCCAGTTGAAAACCTTCAGGCCGATATCGGAGCTGTAGCCGTTGGCCCTGGTGATGGCCGCGTAGCGGGCGGAGATCTTATCTACCAGCTGGGTACGTACGTCCGGACTCATTGGAATCTCCACTCGACGTAGGCGCCGATATGCTTCTCGATTTTCCCGCCGTCTACCGGGATCTTGCCGCCGACTTCCGCCAACAGGTGCAGGTCCTTGGCTCTTGCCAGATCCCGCCGGTAATAGACGGGGACCCGCGTTCCTTCGCTGCTTCGCTCGTAGCCGGCGCCCAGGGTATTCCTATCCTCCAGGGCGAACCAGGGGGCGACCTTGGGGATGAAAACCGTTGTGGAGAGCCCGGTGCTCATGTTGGTGAAGGTAACCGTCGAGCCGCCGTTGACCGTGGCGGGGATCTCCGCGCTATCGACTGCCTCCTCGTCGGCGACAATGGTGCCGATCTGCGGGAACTTCCGCTCTATGGCCGGCTTCGGTATCACGCGCAGCGGCACTTTCAAGAGCGGTCCGGCGACTTTCGGCGCCGTGACGGCAGGGGCCGGATGGGTAATAACACCGGGCTTCGGGATCGGTGTATGTACAAGGGACCAGCAGAGATAACCGGCCACACAAAGCGCGAGTACCGCAAGTCCGATCAATCGCCATTTCGGAGCCTCCATTACTGCCATTTGAAATCCCCTTACCAGTATGGGTAGGCCGCGCCGTCAGCCGCCGTGCGGTAGGAGCTACCGTACCGGTATACCTGTTTGCTGTAGCTGTAGTTGACGTCGCAGGCGCTCTCGGAAGAGCCATCCTTGTAATGCACGATCTTACGCCGGCACTGGGCACGGGAAGCTGCCCAATCGGCCTTCCCCGCCCGCAGTATTTCCTTATTGACCAGGCCGCCGCCGTTATAGATCTGGTAGGCGATCCAGAGTTTTTTGACTCTTGCCTCGCTGTAGGCGCACCGGTTGATGAAGGCCTGGGCGCGCAGGTGGTTTTTGGTAGTCCGGATCTCGTTGATCCCCCGGTGCGCCAGGGCATCCTTCCAGACCCGGTAGGTGATCTGAGCGGGACCTTCGGAGCCCACTCCGTCACGACTGATGACGTCCCGGCAGCCCGATTCCTGCTGCAGCTGCCCCACCGAGTAGTGGGAGGGGTAGTCGGTACCGAACTGGAGGCTGTGTGCGACGCGGACCTCTTGTGCCAGGGCCTGGCAGCGCTCGCTGGCGTTGCCGGAGATCGGCAGCAGGATGATCAGCACCCCGGCCAGGAGGAGCGCTCTAGCCCCCATGGCTGTAGGCGTAGATGAAAACTACGTACAGGCTGATGCAGAGGAGCTTCAGGCGGTCCTGATGGTAGTCGCCGTTGTTCCAGTTGACTGAGGGGAAGGCGAGCTTCCGAGTAATGTGGGCATGTAGAAAGCCAAGACTCACCAGGACCGCCTTGAGGGCGATGGTCTGCACCGTGGGCGAGAACTGCAGGTAGACTCCGGAGAGGTAGAACCAAAGGAGCAGTCCTGAGACGGCTATTTCGTTGGTGACCCGTCCCAGCTGGATCGCGATTTTTTTGAACATGTTATTTCTCCCGTTACTGGACCGGCCGCTTCAGCTGTGACTCGAGCATCTGGAGGCGCTGCTCCAGGGAGGTGATCATCACCCGGAGGGCCTTACTTTCAGCGTCACCGCGTACGAACTGAGTGGCGGAATCGGCCATGCGGTCCTTGACCTGCTGCAGGGCGACAAACTGCCAGGCGGCGGAGGTCAGATTGATCCCGATCAGGATTGCCAGAAGCCAGAGCACCGAGGACTGCCGCGACTCGACTCCGGAGTGGGCCGTGCACTGTTTGTGGATGGGGGTATCGGTTTCCGTCATGAAGTTTCTCCGTCTGCAGCTAGGTTGTTAGTATCAGTCGGGTCAAACCCGCGCCGTCCGGTAAAAGTTTTTCAACGCTGTAAAGGGTGTTCTTGATGGTGATCGGAGTCTGATAAACGACGCCGTTAGCCAGGGCATCAGCTGTATCTACCAGGAACGAGGGAGCGGTAGTCAGCACCGACCCGTCATAGATGTCCGTCGATTTGGTCGGCTCGTCGAAGATCCCCAGGACAGTTTCCGTACCGATCAGCCCAGGGATCTTATCGAACCGGTTCAGTACGGTGCGATTGGCGCTGGCTATCCGTTCCGCGAAAGCCATTATTCCAGTCCGAGTTCGGTCATGCGGGCACAGGCTGCGCTGGAAAGTTCTTCAGCCTGCGTCTGGTCGCCGGGTTCTTCCTGCGGCAGTAACGCCAAGATCTCTTCCTCGCTAGCGGCGGCCGAGATCTTGGCGACCAGCTCGGTATGGGCCTGTGCTACCAGCTCGACGCTACGCTCATGGGCCGCCTGGAGAACCTCGGGGGCTACATCGGGGCCGATGGCAATCAGGTTGATTTCGTCAAAGCTGGTCGCGGCGGCGATATCGGCCAGTTGGGCAGCAATGGACGCTGCTGCCGAGCCTGCCATAGACTCACCGGCGGCGGCCGCAACTGCGTCGGCAAGTTTGGCTACATTCAGCCCTGCAAGGCGCTCAGCTTCGTTGGCCTCGCAACTAAAGGGGTCTCCGGGCTGGTAGGTCGTCTTATCCAGCTGAATGCAGCCGATAGCTTCCATTTTGATTTTTTTACCCATAGTTCCCTCCGGCAGGGGCCGCGCGGTGCCTGCCCCTGCTCAATGTAAGCTGTCGGTTATGCCAATACCTGGGCGGATAGGAAAGCATCCGGCTGGAGCATGGCAACCAGCGGGGCGGACTGAACCATCAGGTGGCGCGCGGAGGGGTTCTTGGGTACCCAGGATTTCGGGAACCGGCTCACGGCTGCGGAACCTTCCTCGATTGCCTCGATGTCCTGAATTACGGCATGGAGGGTACGGTTGGCCGTCTTGGGGCTTCCCATCCAGACCTTCTTAGGCGGGACCATGGGCAGCTCGGTTACGCTATCCTCGTCCAGGTACCACTCCTCGTAGGAGTAGATATCGACGCTGAGGCCGGGGGCGTTGACGGTCCCCAGGAAGGATACGCCGTTCGGGAGGAGCTGCGGATTGATCTGCCCCATGTTGACCTTGAGCATGTTCATGGTTTTCTGCACGACGGGGTTATTGATGAAAGCGCTTGCCGCATCGGTCCCCATGATAACGACGGTCGGATTGACGCCGGAATCCTGGCGGATGATGCTGGCCCAGCCTCTCAGATCGCCAATGGGGTCCGAGGTGGAAGCGGACCAGAGAGCGCCGCCGGCCAGGGTAGGCTTGTGGCTCGCGGCCATCAGGAAGTCGACGGACACTGTCTTGTCTGTCGTCTCGCCCTTGATCTTCATGGTAATGGCGCCGACGTCGAGCGCCTTGGCTGCCATCCATTCCTCGCGACGGTCGATCATATCCATAAGCGTTGCCAGGTCCTGGCCGAGTTTGATCTGCGCGCGCCCCTCAATGGTCTGGGCGCCCGAGTAAAGCGTCTGACCCGGGAGACGCTTCAGGAGATCCCCTGCGGTCGTGATCATGAACGGCTTGATATAGCCCGGTTTGATGGTGGAGGTGCTGAACCCGAGGTGCTCGACAACCTTCCCTTCGGATAAGGGGGAGCAGAAGGGCGCCATGCGACGCTTGCCTTTGATGATGTCGACATCCACGGTCTCAGTTTCCGCCGGGGTAGCCGGGGGGAAGAACGTATCGCGCAGGAAATTAAACGGACGCTTCATCTGCTCGACCGCCTCTAGCATGGTGCGGGTGTCGAACATATCGATCAGACCGCCGAAGCAGAGAGCCGGCAGGGCTCCGACGCCGACGGCCTTGCCTGCGGCGATGGCGTGACCGGCAGGAAAGCAGAGGACCGCTGCGACCAGCAGCAGCATCCAGGAGAGAAGGGTGAACGGGATCTTTTTCATGCTTGTTCCTCCGTAAAGGTAAAAGGGAAATGGTTAAGCCGGATCTATTACCAGGCGACCGGGTTAGACTGCAGTTTTCAGGTAGATGTTCAGATCGCGCAGCGCTGCCCGGTGGGTTGCCGCCGTGTCCGCTCCGCCGAAAGTGATTGCGTTCTGGTTGAAGGCGCCGGACAGGTAGGTGACGGCCGGCTGGTCGCCTCCGCTGGCATCGCAATCCTCAGCGAGGATCGAGTGGGGGGTCTGCGAGCCATCTACTGCTGTGCTGACACACTTGATGAACTTGCCGGTGGCTGTTACCTTACCGAGCAGGGTGCCGCGTACCAGGGTCTGGCCGCTGGCGATGGTGACAATATCGGTGACCAGCGGGTAGTCGTTGGCCAAAAGTTTGTCCGGGTTGAGAGTTTCCATATTTGCTTCCTCCGTAAGAGTTTCGTTATGCAGTGTGGCCCGGCAAAAAGACTGGACCGACTGCCTGTTAGGTTATCTGAGGCTCCCGCCCGCTGCAATGGCACTTGCCGTAGCGGAACGGTCGGCGGCTTCGCCCGCTACCAGTTTGGCAGCCTTAACGCCCTCGGGAGATGCCTGCTGGATAGCAGCGAGCATTGCCGCTCGGCTCGTCTCGTCGGAGGATGTCCCGGCACCTGCCGGGGTCAGAGTGATGCCGAGTTCTGCCATATCTTCGGCAGTGAGACCCTTGTTAGCGATCGCCGCGAAGCGAGCGCCGGATTCGGCACCGAAGGCGGCGGTCGCCAGGGAGGTCATACGAGTGCGCTCAGTGCTGGTCGCTTCGGCTTTGGCTGCGGCTACGCCTGATGCCTGCGGCTTTTTAGTACAGGCGGCGCACTCCTCTCCGCTGCAGTTATTGCAGGAACAGGTACCGCACATCGGGCCACTGGTCCCTACAGTTTCGGCACCCATTGATGCCCTACCTTCATCGAATACGGACTGATAAAGGGCCGGGTTCGTCTCTTTCAGCTCGATTATGGTCATAAATCCCTTCTCCTTTTGTCCGGACATGACTGTAGCGGACTTTTTTGATGTACCTTTCTGGATAGCGAGGCTTGCCTTGTTGACTGAGGCGACTTCGTCGGCAAGTCCGGCGGAGACGGCGTTCTTCCCCTCGTACATGCCCGCCTCGGTATCACGGACTTTCTTGGTGCTCAGGGATCTGTTGCGCGCCACGGTATCGACAAACATCTCGTAGGTATCCCCAACCATGGACATAAGCAGCGTCCTAGCCTCGGAGGAGAGCGGAGCGTGGGGCGAGAAATCGGCTTTGCGGGCCCCTGCGAAAACCTGGGTGACGGTGATGCCCGCGGCATCCTCGGCACGGGAGAAGTCGGCGTGGCAGGCAATGACCCCGATGGAACCGACTCCGCCGGTGCGCGGGATGATGATGCGGCCGGCAGCCGATGCGAGCAGATACATGGCGCTGTAAGCCTGCTCGTTCACCATGGCTGTGATGGGCTTCAGGCTCCTCGCCTGGTAGATCTGGTCAGCCAGGTCGAAACAACCATTCACCTCACCGCCGGGGGAGTCGCAGTCAAGAATGATCTCCCTGACTCCGTCGTCGGAGAGCGCCAGGTCGAAAGCCTTGCCGATGTCAGCATAAGAGGTCGGTCCGCCGGAGGGGAACTCTGAAGCCATGACCCGGTGCATGAGCGGGCCATAAATGCCGATAGTGGCCACACCGTTTAGGACCGAGTAGCCACCGCGGCTTCGTTCGGAGTCGCTGAGCGCCGCCGCCTGCAGCTGGGGGAGGGAAGAAACGTCCAAGTTGAAACGCGGGCCCATAACATGCAGAATCACATTCATCTTAGCTTCGGATATCATCAGCGGCCGGTTGAAGAGCCGCTCCGCTACGCGCATATTTTTCATGCTGCTGCCCCCTGTTGCTGGTCCGGCGCTTTTTTCGAGACGATCGGCTTCAAAGCCGATCCTTCCGGGAGGTCCAGTTCCTTCGCCTTCTTGATCTCCCGGCTTCTCTGTGCGTACTGCGCTTCCCAGTCCTTACCGCGCTTGGCCGCGATATCGGCGTCGGTGATGATGTTGGCGTTCTTACCCATGATGGCGGCGACCATTTCTTTGACCGGGTCGAGGTTGGTGCGCTCGGGGACGATCCAGGTTGCGGCGCAGTACTCCGCGCGGTGAGAATAGAAATCGGGGGCGCTCTTGGGGAGCCGGATATAGCCGCGCAGGAACGCCTCTTCCCAGACCATTTCCCAGATGATCTGGCAGAAATAGGTGACCATCCAGTCCTGGTACATGCCGAAGACGCGCCATGCTTCCTCGAGGGCGGCGCGCGCGGAGGAGTAGTTGGTTTTGGAAAAGTCCTTGGCGATGACCTCGTAGGGCATACCGGCGGCAGCACCGGCTCCGCGTAGGATGGTCTCCACAAAAACGCCGAAAGAGTTTCCGGGTCGTGGGTTGGAAAGGAGGTTGGGCTTTTCCCCAGGGCGTCCGTACATGATGCTCGGACCGACTTCCTGATAGGTCTGGCCGCCCGGAAGTAGTGCCGGGGTCCCGAATTCATCTTCTGCCGAGTAAGGCGAGGACTGTTCGATGAATACCGGAAAGCTCGCGGCCATGATGGCGCCAACCAGCTCGAAATCGAGGTAGTCGGACATGTCCCGGAAGAACTTCATGGCAGGCGCGATGATGGAGACGCCACGCACGCTTTCCGGCACTTTTTTGTGAAAGCGGTGGAACACCTGAGGACGGTGCCCAAGCATGGGGGGAATCTCGCGGTAGAAACGAAGATCGAGCGAGGTCGTGAAGCGTCCGTCCTCAGGGTCGGCTATGAGATACCCGGTCGGCTGACCCATATTGCCCAGCCGGATACCGTCGCGGATTCCCTTGGTGGCGGTGAGCCCCATGGGGGTGCGCAGACGGACCGGGTCGAGTACCTGCAGCGCCAGGGAGTAGCGGCGCGACGGGTCGTCGGTCATGAGCGGGAGGTTCAGGAACTCACCGTTTACCAGCAGGGAATAGATATTCTGAAACTGCAGGCCGTAGAAATTGCAGGTAGCCGTCTCGGCGCTGGGGGCGGAAGCGTCGGCGGTCTTATTGAACTGTTCGAACTCCCACTCCATGGTTTCGGCCAAGCCCTGGGCCTGCTCCTCGGTGATACCGAGGCGCTTCCAGTTCGGTTTGGACTGAGGCCAGAGGCCGGTACCGATGGAGTTGGTGGCGATGGAGTCGATGAGACCGGCGCCGTGGGCGTTATTGGCGGCGATGTCGTTGGCGCGATCGGCTATTACCTCGCGCTGGCGACCTTCTTCCGGCCATGTGAGACGACGGGGGGACCAGTTGGAGAGGGTACCGGAAGCTCCGCCACCGGTGCGGCCGATGGCGGCAGCGCTCTTTCTGGGGGCAGTAACATCCTGGGCGCGGGGGGCAGCGTAGGATCGGCCTATACGGCAACCGTTACTCATCGGCGCGGCCTCCCGGGGAGAAACTGGGGGGCTGAGCCGAGGACGAGCCTGGAGCGTTCTACCTGGAGCCACTCCAGCTGCTTGCGTAGCTGGGGGAGATCCTCGGATGTCACCTCGCGGTCGGTACCGCCGGTATTGAGGCGGACGCGTTTGCCGCCGGCAACGTCGAGCATCGCGACTTTAAAGGCCGCGATCTGGGTGTCAAGCTCTTCGGATGTGAATAACGGGGTGATTGCCATGGCGCTACAGTATTATCAAAAAGAGATACTGTCAGTAGACACCATGGACACTGTGGACACTATGGACAACTATTTTTATTTATTGCATTATTTTTATCTAATAACTTACCTTAAAAAACTATTCCGCTCTTCTCATAAGGTCTATTTTAGAAGATTCTTTGTAGGCTTTAACTACTACAGACGGGACACAGATTCCCTGCCGGCCACCGAAGCGAAACGCCGGGGCAAGCTCGCCCCTATCAATGAGATTGTATATGTGCTGCCGGCATACTCCTAAGAACTCGGCAATCCTCGCTACCTTCATCATTTCTTCACTTTTAAAAACCTGCGGCTGCTCCATAACATCTCCCTTCATTGCATGGTTAACTATCGGCGGTTGCTAAACCAATTGGGCAAACTGGCTTTTTGCGGTATGACTGCCTTATGTGGGACCGGCGACGGTTCTGCACGGCCAATCTGCGGCACTTTGGAGCGGATCCTGATGATATCTGCCGCGGCGAAGCCGTAGACTTTGATATCGAAAAAATGGTTTGCCTTTCCATTGGGGCAGATCCAGTAACCGCGCTCGTCCTGGTACTCTGCACAGAGCTGCCGGGCATAGCCCATATCGGTGGACATCTCGGCATGCAGGTGAATGGACCCGGGGGCGCCTGGATGCAGCTTCAGCTTCCCGGCCAGCTGGTTCTTGAACATAGTTACGTTAATGGTATAGAGGTTCAGCCCACCGCCGGGGATCGGGATCTTCTTCCCATCGCGGCTCGGGTAGTAGTCCAGATGAGTGACCCTCCAAGGCGCGCCGTCCCGACTACCCTTAAGCGGCTTGAAGATCGGGTTATCGCTGCAGAACTCATAAACCTCCTTGGTCCGGCTGTGCTTCGGCTTCGAGGGGTTAGTACCGCCGCCGGAGTCGATGAAAGCGGCAAATATGCCGTGCTCAGCGCCCCGGGCTGTTTTAAAACGCTGCTCGGAAAGTTCCTTCAACTGGTCGAAACTCTCCGCGTAACCATGGTCTATGGTCCAGCTCTCCAGATTCTTACCGGGGGCAAACGCGACCACCTCATAGTAAAAACCTACCTGCTGGGTATCGACCAGGAGTAGCAGGCAGTGGATATCCGCCGGTACGATCTCGCGGGGCATGGAGGGATCGACAAACGAGAGAATCTCGCTTTCCTTGCGCGTGGTTCGCTCGGCTTCGTATTTTTTGGCCCGGTAGGAGTTGTCCAGCTCGATCTGGTCGGCGATATCTCCGGAGCGCGCTTTGACAATGGCGGCCGCGTACTCGGAGAGCGAGATATCCGGGCAGATCATGGCATCGATGATGAAACCGACGGAGACGGGACGCGCGACCTGTGTACGAGCCTTCCAGCGACCGAGGCGCACGGCCCGGTCCCGGTCCATGTCGTTCCAGAGGACTCCGCAGCCGTCGCAGGCATAGCGGGCAGATTTATCATTGATTAACTGCTTCGGATCTACCTCTGGCTGCGATGGGGGGAGTTTTCCGGACAATTCCATCTGACCCGGCCAGGCAAGGTGGTCCTCAACCATTTTCTGCTCTTTCGCACAATGGGGACAGACTACCTGGTAGTCGAGTTGCTCCATGCAGGCGTCGAACGCTTTGCTAATCAGCGAACCGGAGCCCGCGGGGGAGCTGCACTTGATCTTCTTGGGGCGGCGGAAGGTGGTAGCTCGCTTCTCCATCAGGTTGAGCGCATGGGTCTCCTTGCCGGCTAGGTCTTCGTTCTTATCGACCTCGTCGGCGAATACATCATCGGCGGGGAAGGAGGAAATCTCCGAGGGGGAGGAGCCCCAGACGGGATAGATGACGGTGCCGTCGCGGAAGGCGATCCGGCTGGCCGTGGTATCGTCCGGATTGGCGGAGAGCTTCTTGGCGACCGGAGCGCACATGCGGTAGATCGGTATCAGGCGGTCCTTGGCGATCTTCTTGGCGAGGTTCTCCTTGGGGAGCATCACGTATTTGACGTTGCCGCCACGGTAGACGATCGCGTAGAGGTGCATGTTGATGCAGCCGTTGGATTTTCCGGACTGCGGGACACCGCAGACGACGATCTCCTGCACCCAGGGGAGGTTGTAGGTATCCATGATCTGGGTCAGATAGGGCGTGATGGAGTTATCCCAGTCGCCCTGATGTTGGCCAAGGGTCACCTTTCGGTGCTTGGCGGCGAATTCGGAGACCTTGAGGGGCTCCTTCTGGCGCCAGATCTCCAGTTCTCCCGGGAACCAGCTATGCGCAAGGGCGATTGTCACTCTGTCTCAGCTCCAAAACTGGTTGATTGCGCGTAGCGGTCGAGCCACGCGTCGAGTTTGCGGTCGTATTCGTCATGGAGATCCGGAATGACCGCCTGCAGATTGATATCCTCCACGTCCAGCCCCTGTGCCCTCAAATAATCGGAGATAACGTCGACCAGCTGGTCACAGAGTCGGGGGCCGAAGTTGCCGAGGTCCTTTTTTAAAAAAGAAGCGGCGGCGGCGCAGCGCTGCTCTACATCAGAGCGCAGGATATAGTTTTTACGGGTGATCTCGTTGGCGAGGGTCAGCTTATCGGCCTGTTCCTTCATGTAGCGGTTTTTGTGGTCGGTGTCCTCTTCGTTTGCCGGCTGACACGGCTTACTCGGGTTCTCCCAGGCCTGCGCCGCATAGGCCTCGATCTCGTTTTTCAGGTAGCTGCCGTCCTTCTGCTTGCGGGGGAAGCCGGTGGAGCGGTCTGCATGGTTTCGAACGGTGCGCGCGCTCACCAGGTACCCGGCGCCCGCGATCCATGCAGCGGCCTGCTCGATGTTTTTGAAGCGCTCGCCGCTCTCGGCCTGAGACTGACCCGACAGGAAGGTATCGAGCGCTTTCTTCGCTGCCGAGTAGGCCTTGATGTTGGCCGTGCTCGGGTCGGTCGCCATAGTATCCATCGCCGTGACTAGATTGGTCTTAAGGGCAGACTCGAGGTCGGCTATGCGGGCGTCAACGTCGGTCACTTTATTCTCCGAACCATCTCATCGATAATGCGCTGGGCTACTACCTGGACGTGAAGAGCCTCCCGGAGGATGCCGTGATCACCTTCCAACTCGTTGAGCCACAGGGCAAGCTTGAGCTCGCGGACTTCGCGCTCAAGGTGCCGCGGCATCTCCCAGCGTTCGAGCGCGGCCCATTCCTCAGGAGGATGCTTTACCGTGGCGGCAACATACTCTTTTGCGAATGCCACGCCCAGATATACGAGCCGAGCGGGTGCATAGCTTTGGTCCTGATATTCTTCTGTCAGTTTTGTATATCCGTTGCTACCGCTCACTACCTTCTCCTCCTCCGGTTTAACCCGGCGCTCGACCGCGAGGCGGTCAGCTTATCGTTAAACCGCCCCCACCAGAGTGTCGATGAAATCACCGATTTTCATTCCGACAGGGCATTTACTTTCCAACAGTTTCCAATTCACACCATCGTTGCCATCTACCGCATCGAACGCAGCAGCTCGGCATTCCTCGCAAACTTCGACCGTGGTAGCCGGAACCACACCGCAACGCTCGCAAGAGCCATCGCCAGGATGAGGAACTAGGGATTGCAACCGCGACACCTCTGCCAGAAGCCGTAGCCCTGATTCTTCTCTCGCACGAACCTGCTTATCGGAAGATTCAATCAAACTTTGCAGATTGGCGACATGGGCTTTGTTCGCACCTTTTTCAATATTGAGCCGATGATCGGCAAGTTTCAGCGCCGTTCTCAACTGCTCAACCTCAGTGGCGTGCCGATCAAACGACATGCACACCCAGCCATCTTTAAGCCCGTAGCCGTCCAGAATGTGGGTAACCTCGGCATAGAGCTCGCGGTGGGTGTAATTCAGGGGTTTGCCAGGGGTCCGGTCGTTATGCAGAGGCTTGTCCCTCATTTCCTCCCCTGTATGCACGGTCTCTCTCAGGTAAAGCGTATCCCCTACCAGGAAGTTACGGTCATTGAAGCGGATTTCAAAAGTCTTGCGACCGTCAAGAACCGCTTGAAAAACTTCGCGGTCCGTCTTCAGTTCATGTCCCGCCATGCTGTCGCTCCTTGCGCAGGTTTAACACCCGCTCGTGCCTGTCGGCACAGCTAAATTCGTTAAACCGACTCTATTTCAAGCCCTTCAGCGCGGTATTCCTAATATCCCTGCCGAGTCCTGAAAGCTGTTCATCACCCATACGCTCAACGATCTTGATCAGTGCAGCCCTCGCGACCGTATCAGCGACAGCCCGTAATCTGCACCCTCGCTGGTATCCAGCATAAAAAGACACGGCACAAGCCAGGAAGAGGCCACTCCAGAACTGGAAAGCTAATTCGCTCATGGCCGCACCGCCTCTGCCAGCACATCCAACGGCCTCACCAGGCTAGAACTCTCGGGGTGGTACTTCAATAATTTACGCAGCACAAGGTACCGAACCGCCTCGCCAACCATCTCCTTTGCCTCGTCCGGTTCAGGGGTGGTGATGTCATACCAGACTCCGATATGTGGCCCACTGTGCCGAGCACCTTCGCAGTAGCACTCGATATCGGAACGGGCAGAAGCATACGCGATAGACTGCTCCAGCTGGTACAGCTCGCCACCAATCAGCTTTCCGTGACTTTTCGCCATCAGCTCCCATGCCTTGCTCTTGGTTTTCAGGCGCTCCATTTCTTCCCGCAGATCCTTCTCGTACATTTCCAGGCTCTCGATGAAGGCCATCACGTCCAATGCGCTATAGACAGAAGAGACCGAGACGGTAACATCTTCTTGGTCAAGCTCATCAGCTTTGTCCGCCTCTGCCAGCAGGTACGGCGAGACGATCCCGGCCACACGCGTTACGTCTTTCTTGCGCGCTAAGTAGAGAGCCGCTTTGTGCTCCGGTGACCCTGCCTCAAGTTGCTCACCCAGCAAATGAGAGTTACTGCCATCAAATAGTGCATCTGCTTTTCCCATCATCCCCTCCTCAGGGTTTAACCAATCGCTCGTCCGCTACGCGGCCAGCTCTAAACCACTAAACCTCAATTACCGGCGGCCGCCCCTCGTATCGCTGCCACGCCGCCAGGTGCCATTTTTCCCAAATCCTTAACTGCTCAAGCAGCTGCACCTCATCCTCTGCCGCAAATGCCACATCGACTGCAGCACTTGCCTGTGCTAAACGGTCCAATACATCCAGGCGGTTCACCTCAAGCCACTCGAGGGCTCCGCTCGGGCATATGGAGATCACCCGGCTATAGGTATCGCTGATGAGTTGCTGCATTTTGTCGGTCTGAAATGATTTCCCATCGACCGCGCCGGAAAGAGAAAACCCGCAGGACTGGCACTTACCAGCATTTTCCTCCAGATCGATGCGGAAGCGGACAGCTCCGCCGCATTCAGGGCAGGGCCCTGCATACTGTCCGGGGGATAATTCCCTGTAGTTTCCGAACTTTTTTACCAGGTCTAAGATCATTATTGGCACCCTGCTCCTATTATTACGCTTCAGTCCGGCTTATTACGCTTATGATTACGATTTAAGTACTTAATATTATGTTGTTATTACGCTTATTACTTGATTACGATAGGCATATAACGCGCGCGAACGTTCTTTATATGTTATGGGTTTACCCTCGCGCATATACGCGGGGGATGAATAAGCGTAATAAGCGTAATAATCTTTAAAAATCAATGATTTCATGCGTAATAACTCCCGTAATCATGCGTAATAACCGTAATCAAATCTCGAATTTACCCGCTTTTGCGAACTCAAAATAGCAACACGTTAGCCAATCCTCTTGCGTCTGGCCTTCAGCACGCCGCCAATCCTCGCTGAGCAGGTGATCAGGTGGCACTACCATCTTCCGGCTGATACGCGTCGTACTATTCAGATCCTCTAGGGTGGTGAACGGCCTGCCGGATAGCCATCCTGGTTGCATATTGAGGTCCCCCATAAATTGCCGGTAGACCCTGGGCTTGGGCTCGTTGTTCCATTCACAGGATTTTTTGTAGACACTGAACAGCTGGGTGCCCAAGCACGGGCAGAAGGGTATCCCCGGTACGTCTCCCTGCTGCCATGCCCGGAGGAATGCCGAGACACTATCCATGCTGACGTTAATCAGCTGCTCCTTGGCACGGGTCAACGGCGGCTTGGTATGTGGGTTAAACCCGCCTAGATCGAGATGCAGTAGGTAGTGATGTAGCGCAGCAACACCTCCGCTCCGGATCTCTTCATGCACCTGACCATAAAATTTTTCGTCCAGCTTTTCCGGTGTATGGACCACTGTGTAGCGCCGGTCGTCCTTCTCCAATACCAAGGGCTGAGCCTCATTAGATAGGAAGGCCAGATTGACGTGGTTCCGCTCATCATGGGCCATGACATTTTTAGGGTTTATCCGGATCCACTCCCCGGTGACGAGGCCTTTTAACTTATTTTTGACGTGGTAAAGCTCCGTGCGCGCGACGACCTCATCTGCGATGAGGAAAAGTTTTTTGCTCGCCCAATCATTAAATTTATCCTCGATCGCTGACTGGTCGACGATGCGGCCATAATCGCCGTAGATAGACATGATCGCTTCAAAGAACAGGTTTTTACCAGTCCCCTGCCCCCCGTGGAATACAAGTGCCGTCCGCATTTTCGCGCCGGGGAACTGGATAGGGTAGGCAACCCACTTAAGCACCCAGTCGTAAACCGAAGCTGGGTCCTCCTCATTGCTGCACAGATACTGGAGCAGTTCCAGGAGACAATCGCAGCAGCCGGCTTTGGGTTCGGTCGGCCAGCCACCCCATAGGTTGCAGAGGATGCGCGGATCGGTGCCCGCAGGGTCGAAACCGACTTCCTCGAGGCGCACGACTCGCTTCTTATCGCGCATGTCGCGCCACCCGTGCTCGGGGAGGATGTCCAGGACGTCTGATTTCGGTACTAGGATATTCTCCTGATGGTCAAACATTGTGGCCTTTCCGCCGTAGACCAGCGAATATCGGTCTATCGCCTCATCAATGGTGATCATCGATTTCAGCGAAGCACGCTTTCCCCCGCCCCCTACTGGTGTCACTTGGCGCGGCTTTTCGTCCCAGCCAAGCTCATTAACCCGGGCCTCTATCTGCTCGGCAACCAGAGAGATGCTCTCCAGACAGTGCAAGTCGTTGAAATCGGTCGGTCCCTTTGCATCGGTGGGGCGATCCGCAGTGAAGCGCGGCTTGATCCAGGCACCATCGGTAGCGACTGCCGCGGCTTCAGCATTGAGGACTCCGGCATTGGTTTTCTTGTGGGGCTGGCCACAGTGCAGGCAGGTATCGGTCGCCACCGTAGTGAACTTATGGCAGGCGTCGCACTTCTGCACCCAGTCGTCATCGGCGCAGATCAGCTGGTGCGCTCGGCGGTACTTTTTTTTAAGGGCCTGGGCTGCAGGCATGATGTTATTGGCGGACCAGACAGCAGCGCAGGGAAGACCGGTAGCCTCATGAAGGGTCGCAGCAGTCGCGTAGCCCTCGGCAAGGAGTAGGATCCGGCCCGAAGCCTTGCCTATTAGGTGGTAAGTCCCCCGCATCTGCAGGCCTTTGGGCCAGAATTCCTTGTCCCGGCCAGTCCTGGCTATGCGCTCATGTCCTCGAGGCAGGATAAACTGTAGCCCCCGGATGGAATTACGGTCATCACACATGGGTACAATGACGGCGCCGGTCTCGCTGAACCGGACGCCATGGGCGCCGACCTGCTTGCGGTCGAGGTATTCGCTGTCACCATCTAGCTGGCTGGCTGCCCAGGTCTTGGCGGCACGCTTGGACGCCAGGTCAGCTTCGCGCCGGCGCTCAGCCTCGGCCTGCTTATTGGCTTCCCGGTGTCTCACCTTTTGCGCCAGGAGCTGCTCGGGGGTCAGGTGCCCCCGTTTCTCCTTGGAGAGCGCGATGGTCTGTTTGCCATTATCGGAGCCTCGATAGATCCCGTATGCACCGATGACGAGGGAGTCGCCCGAGACGTTCAGGCAAGAGAGCCAGTACCAGCCCCGCTTTTCCCGCGGGCTGTCCTCAGTCCTGCAGCGAACGGGGCGCGCAGTGTCCACCAGGAGCTGATCAACAATAAGCCCGTAGTCACGCATCTGGCTGAGCGCGTCATCATGGTTAGAAAAATCAGGCACCAACGACCTCCGCCAGAGCCTGGAACTTTGCCTGCCAGCTGCGCACGGTGTCCTTGTGGACGGCGATGACCTTAGCTATTTTTGCCGGGGGTACTTCAAGCTCCGAAAGGACCGCAAGAAGGTAGATTTCACGCGGGTCAAGCTGGGAAGCCTGGAGGATAGTTCCCGTCAGGGAGGTGAAAAAGCGGCCGCACCCCTTATTCGGGCACTGGATCCGCTCGCACTGGTACCAGCGGCCGAGGCGCTTCTCGTCGGTCAGCTCAGTCTGGCAGTGCGGGCAACGCTGTCCGGTCGGGTGCAGCTGGTCGATGACCCAGTGACCAGCGCCCAGCCAGGAGAGATCGTCGGCAGAAAACTTAGCCAGGCACTTACCAGCGGACAAACCAATAATATCACTCACTTTTCAGCCCTCCGAAAAATTGCAACTCAAAAAAAGTTCACACGTAGCGAATTGATGAGGGTCGAACTACCCGCATAGGGGAGACCCCCAGGGAGGACCCGCGCCTTTAATGAGAGGATTTGGCACGTCTCTAATGATCTGGAAGGACGCGCTCCTCACGAGGGGGCGCGGGGGGAGAGGGGCGGGCTGTCTGGCATCAATGACTGGCACGGTATGATAACTCCCTGGTGATCTCGGATTGTACCGAGCGTGCTACGTCAGAGCGCAGGCTGGCATCGACTATGCGCTGGCCTATGCCGAAGAAATCGAGACGCGGACGGTAGGTCGGCGCGTTGCGAGGGAACAGCACAACAGGCTGCAGTCCCCTCGGGTAGAGTGCAAGGGTGCGGTCGCGTAGGGCCCTCAGCCCGCCCTTGATCTTGCCCTGCTTAGTCAGTGCACGGCCGAGCAGATAGCGCCCGGCCCGCCCGCCCGCCTCATCACCTACAACCCTCTGGTAGATACCGGCAGGGAGCTTTCCTCTTTGACTGAGAAGCCGAAAGAACTCTTTCTTCTTGCCTGCCGAGCGGGCATTCATAGCAAAGCCGACATCGTGGAAGCCGCCCGAGATGGAGAGCAGCTTGGTGATCTGGCCTCTGCCGAGGTTCCCGTATTGGTCGAGCGTAGCGTACTTGCTCGGGGTGATAAACCGCCCGCCCATTCCCATCTCGAAAGGCTTTAAGGGGCGGCTTCCACCATCCACCTGCGGCAGAAGGAAGTGATCTTTCGTACCGAGGTTCGGCGGATCCTTGAACCAGACCTTGGCTTGGAGCGGTCCGCCTGGTGCGCGCGCAGGCGTCAACTGCAGGCTGTTCATGGTGAACGGCGTAGGTCGGTCGAATACAGAGGCCATTGCCGTCTGGAGCCCGCTCTGAACCCTGCGCGCGGTCGTATTGACACCGTTGGCAGCAGCATAAGGAATCTGCCGCTCCATTCCGGTCAGCCCCTGCAGCAAGTCGTCGATGCCCTTAATCTTGATTACAAACATGCCGTCCGTCCAAGATGATTGCTGGGAAGTCCGCAGGTAGCAGAGGGGGGAAAGGGGGCAGGGCTAGAGGCATTGGAGCGTGCCACGAGCTCATCGATGATGGTTCTTACGATGGATCTGGTGACGAACGGGAACCATGTGATGACAAGGTAGATTATCAGTTGTTCGATCAGCTTCTTCATCTGCATTCCTCAGTAGTCAGTGTTGCCAATTGAACCTTCGAGTCTAGGGCACATTGTCTGTGCCCTAAAGTCCAACCTTCAATCTGCACTCGTCGCTCGTTATGCCAGTATTACAGTCCCTGCCGGCAGTTTCTCTGCCAGCCAACCGCGGATCCCTTCGACTGCTTCCTGTTCCCAGTTACCGCCGTCCGCTTCATGGAGCACGCACAGCGGGCCCTGGTTCCCGCCCTTCGAGATCCTGAAGACGAAGGCGCTCTCAGGCTGTTCGACCTCATGGAAAGTACGGTACGGCGCCAACCTCACGGGGTTGGGGACATCGACAGTTCCGAGTCGGGCGATGCCCGTCTTCGCCGTTACCTGCTGGCCTATGCCGTCATCGGTGTAATCCACGGCGGACTGGTCAGATAACGAGCTGACCAGTTTTTGCAAGGCTTTCGTGGTCTCGGTCGGGACGAAGAAGGCCTGCAGAGATACGATGAAATTTCCAACATCCATCGATCTGCCAAACGGAAAAGCCCGAGGCGTGCTTTTAGCCTCGAGGTAGTCGTGACGGTCGAGCCACGGTTCCAGGGCGGGCGACATCAACCTGACCTGTACCGGGCTGGCCACATGGACGATTACAGCGGCAAGATCCAGCTCGTCGGGATTACGACCGAGGTAATCGGAGATCGCCACCAGGCTGCCTACCTGGAATGACTTCTGGGTAGGCGGATGGATCGGGAATGTTTTACCGTTGGCGGTAAGGTATTCGCGTTCCCCGATCTGGAAGCGTTCGACTTTCGCCAGTTCAAGTATCTTTTCAATGCCCTCTTTGATCATATCTTCTTAACCTCCCCTGCTACCGATCTCAGAGGCGTCGGCTCGGTGATGGGCAGCTTGAGCTGCTCCGGATCGTACTCTGTCGCGATACCCTTGCCGCGTTCCTTACCGACGAATATCTGGGTAGCGAACGGTTTGGCACTGGCCAGCGAAGCAGAACAGGAAATGTTTACTTCGCAGAAAGTACGCGCACTGTTCGGTTTCAGCTTCACCTTCAAGGTAACTGTGCGGGCGCCCTCCCCGGTGTTCACATCCAACACGTTATCCAATGCGCGCTGGAACTCGTCATCAAAGCGCTCAATGGCGCCGCCCCTGCCTAAGTTCGCCAGGGATACTAAATCCGGCTGCTCATTCATGATGCCCCCTCTTTTAATTGATACCTGCACCCGCATATGCGGGGGAAACCCCGCTATACGTCATCCTGCGAAGCCTATTTTCTTCCCGCTCGCATATCCACGCTACCTGCAGAAACATCGAGGCACAGCCTCTGATGGCCTCAGCAAAATCTTTTTTATCACCATCTACCGCTGCAATGGTCAGCGCGGCCTTCGCCTCATGCAGGTAGCGGTCGAGATCCGGCCGGTCGTCCTGGAGCCAGTCAAGGGACTCGGCAGGGAGGCACTCCTCAAGCAGCTGCACCAGGTCTTCGGCTGCACGCTTCATTCTGGCTTGGCTGAGCTGGGATGGTTGTGCGATCTTTGCCATCATATCCACCCGAGTCGGTAACTGTCGTTGGTACCCTCGCGCTTACAGCTCTTGCTCGTAATCTTGCTGATGTGGGCCGTCTGGCGCACGGCCTGGACAAACTCCTCAGGGGTAAGGCTATGCCCTTTATCGGGGACGTAGGTCTCCGGTTCCCTAAGCAGCATGGCGCACCAGGCTATATTCCTTACTGATGAAGAGGAGATGAAGTAGCTCGATGATAGTTGAAGTCCCGACACCGATATCTACGAGGCGGCCGTACATCTCCGACTCGAATTCGAGAACCACGGCAGTCTCCGGTAGGGGAGGATCCGGGATAACTACCAGGGCCGCGATGACTGCGCTCAGAGTAGTACAGGCGGCTACCTGGTCCAGGGGGGGGGGGAGGAGAAGTAGCTGCTTCACGTTG